GTTCGTCTTGTCACGAGAGAGTTTGGGCAATTCTGTCAGGATAGCCTTGGAACGTTCTGTCTCAAGGTCATCCGTGACAACGTGTCCTCTCTCGAGGACTCGTCTTCTGATCACGCCGTCCGCTGCCTGGGTGTCCTGGTGCTCCGTGCGGAGAGGGCCTTGGCCCACTCCCGCGCGTGTGCACTCGCGGCCCCGGGGATGAAGTGGAGAGTCATCGGGGTGCCCGATGCTCTCACCTTCGTCGAGGGCACTTGGATCCGTTGGACGTCGAATCTGCTTCCTAGGAAGCACTTCGACCCCAGTGGGAACAAGTACCCTCCGGCTTTCGGCGAGCTGCCTGTTGGGGGAACCTTCCATTCCTTGGACTTGTCCAAGGCGACGGATGGGCTCTCCCATCAAGCAGTGGAGGAGGTCGTTCGAGCGCTTGCGGATGCCGGCGCAATGAGATCCTCGGATCTCAGTGCGGCGCTCCGCTCGCTTGGACTCGGTGGCACGTTCACTCTCTGGAAGTGGCCGGGCCGCGAGTCCCTCGAACGAGCGAGGAGGGGGAGTCCGATGGGCACTCCTCTCTCCTTCGTGGTGCTGTCTTGGATTAACGCTTTCGCGACAGAGGCTTTTGTAGCCTCTGTCACCCATGGTGACGATGCCGTTGCGTACTCGCTTTGTTCGGAGGAACTTGACGAGTACGAGATGGCCATTGTTGACATGGGCGGAAGCGTAAATCGCCTGAAGACATATGCGAGCTCTCGGGGTTTCACCCTTTGCGAGCGCGCATATGTGCATCAGGGCACCGCGAAGGGAAGGTCCGTTGCTTTCTGTCCTCCGCCTTGTCCCCCCCCAGGGATCAAGGTGCCCACTGCGGCCTCGGCCGACCAGTGGCCGCTTTACCTCCGTAGAGCGGAGAGGGTACAGAAAACCCTCTTCCCGTGGTTGACAAATTCTGCCAGCGCCCGTCTTCCGACGAGTGTTGGCGGACTTGGCTACACGGGAAGAGGTCTCAAGGTATCTCGGCGAGTTCGTGTCACGCTTGGTGCTGCTTGCAGCACCAACGTGGAGCGGCTCGTCGTCGATGTCCTTGAGAAGCGGACCTTCCGAGAGGAGGGCCTCTTCCCACGCCCCGTGCAACCTGCTCCTCGTCACTCGGGTCGCTACTACAAGTTCCGTTCGGGATTCCTCGCGGATTCCAAATGGAGAAGTGTAGGCGATCCTTCGTGGAGGGAGTCGGTTGCGTACGCAGACCTCGTTGGTTTTCGGGAGGGGGAGTGCCTTAGGGCATTCCTCCTTTCCGGCGGACCGATGAGGCGCGTAAAGGGCGCGGGAAGACCAGAGAAGACCAAACGCCGTGCTCTCTTCCGAGTAAAGGCCCCCCCTCAGTGCGCTCCCTTGAGCGTCGCTGGTGGGGTGGATGCCCTGACTCGGCTCTCTGAGCGCTTGCGCGCCCAGAGAGTGAGAGTGCGGCCGGACGTAGC